AAATAGAATATATAAGAATATGTAATATGTGTAAATATATGTAATTATAGAATCACACTCAAAATAATAAAATAGCTCTTTTTGCTGTTTTTGTTTTATTCTGAATCTGTGCGTCGACCTCTATTTCAGATTGAACTCCTAACAAGGTGATTCGTTATATACTATGAGCCCTCACCACCCAGGTGAAATATGTTGAAAAAAATATTGAGGAAATTCAAAAAAAAATGCTTGACTTTTTCTTCAATAGGGCTTATAATATACATGTAGAATAAATTTGTTATCATTATTGCAGGTAATGATTTCGACTGTATAAGGCTAACAAGGCCTGCAAACTTGTTAGCATAGAGCTTATTAAGGCCTGCAAACTTATGTAGCTCTTCATGACAGTCGAAATCATTGCCTGCAATTTTTTATTTCGTCAAAAGATTATCTGGATTATAAACAAAGAGAAGGATGTGGTCACATGGATATGCAAAGTGCTGAAAAGGTAGCGGACAAGCTATTGACGTTTGTACAATCTGTCGCCATGTCTGATTCTAAGTTATATGGTAAATCTAAACAGAGACTTCAAAGTATTGCAAATGTTTGTTCTCAAGTTGTAACAGCTGTTTCTGGGATATTGCAAACTGAAATACTTGAATCTGATCAACAAGAGTTTGAATCTAAACCTGATGTAGATATCTACGAACAAGTAGCATCTCTCAGTGCTGAGATAGAAAAACTCAAGGAATTTATACAGTTCCCTGCTTCTAATGAATGTAATCCGGTTGTTAATGATGAACCTGTTGAGGATGATTCTGTAGAAGAATCTAGTGATTCAGATATTGATGTTATGTCATCTAATGACAATGTTTCTGAAAGTATTGATGATGCTAAATTATCACCTGACGAAATGAAATCAATTGTAAGTAAGTACGGTTGTGTGCTTAAAAATGCTGCTAATACTGATTGTGGTATACCTGCAGGTAACCAAGTAACAAGCATTTTGTGGAAATGGTTCCAAGCCCGCATATTTACTAAATATAGTAATGCACCACCATTTCACTATAGCGTACATAGATTCAAAAGCATCATATATTCTTTTATTGTCTTATATGGCAAGCATTTTGAAGATGGTACTGTTGAGCTATTTTTACGCTACTTTGAAGACTGGATTTCGTCACTCAGTACATCTCATGAGAGTAACAAATGGATAGCTCCTTATGATGTATATCAAATAGAGAGAACTGTAGATACAAATCATGCGAATCTTACAGCTGTTGTTCTGTATGATGTGTTAATGGATACAGTTCTAAAACCTCTTTTAGATAAAAAGTCAGATGGGTATTATCTATGCGATTCTGGGATATATGATATGGTCTATTCATCAAATTCATCATGTCTTGATAACTATACAAATTACAAGTATGACCCTAGCATATTAGAATCGTTAAAACTTATGTAATCTAAAAGAAAGGAGATGTTTTGACCATGGTGAAATTTACGCAGTTACCTGATAAGCTTATTTATCCAGCACGTATTAGAGCAAAGCTGTCAACATTACATTCCGATGTGATAACTTATGTAGTATCTAATTTCAAGAATACTGCTAAGTACAAGCGTCAGGTTGTTGATACATTGAATACAATTTCTGTGTATATTAAAAACAATGATGCTTTACCTTCTGATTGGAATGTTTCTAATCCATTGACTAATCTAGAGTTGTTGGATTCTAGCTTTTGTGAAGATACATTAGGTAACTTATGTATCAAGGTTAAGGATATAATTTGGGACGTTCAAGAGTCTGAAACAGATGAACAGATATCTACAGATACAGTTGTTACTGCAAAAACTTCATCCGAAGATACTGTAACTTCGTCTAAGGTTGTAAATGTCAAACCTAAACGTGATATAGGTGTTGTTGTATCTCCAACTCCTAAAGAAAATCTGTATATAAAGCCTCCGACCATTCCACAATTTGATGCGTCTAAACCTTGGTTACAGTCTCAATTAAATCAAAATGTATACACAATATATGAATCTCTTCCTATCATACCTGTTAATCAGAGTCAGATATCTGTAACTACTGATGTTTCAAAAATGACTATCATGGATATGATGAAATTGTATCCTAATCATTTTATTCGGACAAGAGCAGCAACTATGTATGAAAATCATAATGGTTTGACTCTTGATGATGACATTGGTATTATTTTGCCGATTGTAGGTTTCAGCCCGACTCAGGTTAAAGATAACATCATCAAATATCCGCACATATACAAACTTACTCGATACATGAATAATAAATTCACTAGTTTTTATTCAAATATCGAGATTGACGGTGAATTACATGATACGCTTTCCATTTGGGATAGTTTACCTGATAGCAAGAAGATGCCTCGTAATTCAGAGTTCATAAAAGAGTATGTAGTTCGGAGATATTTACTAGAACGTGATATTCTTGGAGTAGAGCATAAGTATCCGTTGTTTGGGACACTAGAACCGTTCTTAACATTATTCACAACATCTGATGATTATATCCGACTTGGATATACAGATGTTACTGATATTGCAAAACAATGTGTGATATCTAGAGTAAGTTATAAGCGGTCAAGAAATCCAATACTAAGGATGGTGTATAATGAATAACTGTATATTTACTGCTCATTGCACAGAACCTGTTTGTGATAAATCTTGTCCTATATTGTCAGAGACATCTTATTTGCTAGAACGAAATGGGTTATCATTTGATAATGCAGTATTCCATTCTTCTACTAAAGACATCAACAATGCTTTATATGCATTGCATAAATCAGATGGTAAATTAGCTACAGTTGTTTCTGACGATACAATTAGATCAAGTAATCTGCTTACATACTGTGCAATATGCGAAAATTGGCAAGGTAATAGATTACATTGTAATGTATATCATTTGAAGTTCTCTAATCATGTTGAAGCAATACAACGAAGTTGGTCAAATAAGAATACATCAGATTCGCTTGAATATGAACAAATATGGTCGTCTAGTGCTAAAATACTGATCATTTCTAATATAGATTATGTTCAATTCAAGGACTTTCAGTCACAGACATTATTGAATCTCATTCATAACCGTATGAATAATAACCTTACTACTATAGTAGTATCACCTAACCTGTCAGCTCTTATTGGTAATGGTTTGTTTTTCAGTAAACTTGTTAAGATACTAGATAAGGCGGTGATTAAGTGATAACATCAATTGAACTCCAAGTTATATCAAGAATCCTTACAAGCGATTCAATAAATGAGATAAATACATTATGTGGGTTTGATGATTCATATTATTCTGTATTTAAGGAACATATTCAATTCATACTGAATCATAAAGAGCGGTACAATGATGTACCTGATGTATTTACCTTTCAATCACAATTCCCAGATATCACACTTGTAAAGGTTACTGAAAGTTTATCTTATCTTGTAGATGAGTTAAACAAGAATAAGCAGCATATAATACTTTTGGAGACCTTCAATAAATTGAAGGATCTAGGTGCTGGGGATGTTACAGACGCTTGGTCATACTTGAATGCTCAATGTGAAAAGGTTGCTCGGTTAGATTCAACTCAACCTTTGAACATTGTAAAAGACGCAAGAGAGCGAAGTAGACAAGTACAAGAATTCAGTAAACAACAAAGAATTCCTACTGGTTTTCCTGAGATTGATAAAGTAATGTACGGAGGGTTTTCAACAGTTGAGGAACTTGTGATAGTAGTTGCACGTACTAACACCGGTAAGTCTTGGGTAGGTACAAGAATGATGGAGTCTGCTCAAGAGAACAAATTTCCAGCACTTTATTACTCTCCTGAGATGCAGGCTAGTTTCTTAGGTACACGTTTTGATACTTGGAGGGGTCATTTCAAAAATAGTGATCTACATCAAGGTAAATACGACGAACAGTACTATAAATATCTAGATAATCTAGAGAAAGAAGAGACAGATGCATACATACTTGAGGATAAAGATGTACCAGGTGAAGTAGTAAACGTACCTGTACTTAGAAAAATAGTCAGAGCTAATAACATTAAGTTAGTTATAGTTGACGGCTTGTCTTATATGGAAGATAGCCAAGGTAAGGCAAGTGATTCTGATTACGTCAAATATAAAAACTTATGTTCAGATCTATTTCGTATGAGCAAACAAGAGGGTTGTGCAGTTGTCGTTATGATGCAAGCGAATAGAGAATCTAAAGATAACAAAGATGATAAAGGAGAAGTATTCCCAAATATTTATAATATCGA